TGTGGTAGGGGGCATAGTGTTTGCTTAATTATACCACGGCTATACACCGTGCTTTGTGTTGCTTTTAACCATCAACTGTCGCATCTCGATTGCACCATTAAGATACACCTTAAGTTGCACCCAAGGATTGATTCCAAATCCTCCCATTTGTTTCATTTCACCATCGGCAGGGAGGTAACTTGTACTGCTTTGCGTCCAGTTTTGAAACTCTGCTCGTACTTGTGCAGTAGAACCAATACTTTGGTCTAGGGTTACGCTGTATGTGCTAGTAGATTGTGTAATTGATACTACCTGTGCTACTCGCCCTGTGTGGATGTCTGTTAGCTCCCAATCATAATCTCCGTCTGCGTTAGCTGTGATAGCTGACAGGTCATCAGTAGTGTTAAAGGTTGTTCCGTCTGCTAATGCTCCTGTAGCAAACACTGAGTCTTTTTTTACTGTACGATACTTTACTACTACACTTTCACCTACTGCCATTGTCTTTGCTTTAGCGTACACCGCTTCAAATGCGTCATCAACTGAGCCTGATTCTATTTCTATAGTCTTAAACCATCCGTATTGTGAGCCTATGTCTGCAAACATCCCTGCCTGTGAACCACTAAAACCTTCTTGTTGCGCCGCAGCCAAAAGAAGCGCGTACTCGTTGTCTAAAATACTAATCGGCCCGATAAGACCATTGTTTGTTTCCAGCGCACCGTTGTTTGCATCCACATCTACAAAAGCAAACCTGTGGTGCATTTGTTGTGTAAGGCTGTTGTACTCCCAGACTCCTGAGGGGCAGTTTGGGACGTAGTCATCTAACGTAGTCGCTCTACGTTCAGTTGATATATTTATAAAGAGGCTGTTATTGTGTGACCTCATTCCTTTAGGATGTACCGCACTTGTTTTTATAGTTTCGGTTGTGTTTGCAAACGGGAATACAGCTACGGTTGTAAACCCTGCTCCGTTAAAGGCTTGTACGTTACCTTGCTCGGTTACTATGTGAGGTACACCATTAACTACGTCAGTTGACATAACTGCTTGACCCTCTACTTCAAAAGCGTTCTCTGGTCGTGGAAATGTGCCAGCTGTTGCCCCACTGTCGTCTAACACGGTTGTAACTACGCCTGGTAATATCTCATATACAAAAGCATTTCCACCTGACGTAGACGTTGTTCCTACCCATATTCGAGACACACCAGAACTAAAACAAGTTCCTTGGTGGTCTACTGGTAGCGTGATAATAAATTCCCCTGCTGTAGCGTTGTAGTAGTGAACTTTGTTGTTACTAGCTACGAATAACCAGTCACCACTTCCTCTCCATACGTGCATCTGTGCAAAGTCTGCTCCTGTGGTTGTAAACTTGCCAGTACTGTAAGTACTAGAAAACGTGCTCCCATCATAACTGTAAATTGATGTTCCACCATTTGAAATAAGCAATAAATCATTAAACACTACCATGTCAGAGTTACTAGACACAAAAGAACTTATAGCCGTTACTTCACTCCAGTTAGCTGTGACAGTTGGGTCGGCAGAACCCGCGCATGTGTATAAGTCATCGTCAGTTAATAGATAGTATGCGTTTTTGTAAAATTCAAAAGCAACAACATGAGAGTCTTGCAAGTCCGTGTCTTCGTCTAAAACTTTTAGTAGTTTTTTACTAGTGTTTATCTTACCTAGTTTTTTGTTTAGGTCTAGATTAAAAGACTCCAAAATTTCCCCAGATGTTTCTGAACGGTTGTTTTGTCTAACTTGCCCTTGGCTGTTTGGTATTGTAAAAGTTGCCATAATTATGTGTTATCTGTTGCCGCTACTCAGTGTTATCCGTTGCTGCTATCCATCGGTCTACACCGCTAGTAGTAAATTTAAGTACTTGACCGTTAGTAGGTGACGCCACATCTACGTCAGACAAACTACCTAGTGTTGCTTCTGACACGGCTATTTCTACAATCCTAGGAATGTTTAGCCTCCGTTCTACGTTACCAATAAAAGCCACGTTTTCCGCTTGCTCTAGGTTTGTTATCCGAGTTTGCATTGCTTCAAACTGTTGTAGCTGTTCAGGTGACATATTATATTTCTTCGTTAGTCCAAGTAGTTGATGGCTTGCTTTCGTTTACCCATGCTGTCCCTGTTGTTCCCTTACCTGTAGGTGCAAAGGCAGTGTTGGTTGTTTCAGTAAAGGTTGGTGTGGTTTGTGCTCCTGCGCTACCTGCTGGGGCAAAGGCTACCTGTGTTGTTGTGGTAAAGGTTGGTGTGGTCGAAGCGCTACTTTGTCCTCTAAATGACGAAAAGGAAAAAATCCAGTCTGTTCCCCCTGAACTGTTGCTTACAGTAAAGTCGGCTGTTGTTACTTCTGCTGTAGTAGTGACTGGTGCTGTAAAAACTTGCATGTTGCCACCATACTGCTCTGTCCAACTAGGGTTAGTTCCGTTTATTACGGGGGCTGACGCGGTTGCGTAAGTTTCGTTAGTAGCTCCAAAAACACCAATCACGTACAGCTCAGTTATTTGTGTAGGGGTGGCTGATATTGTAAATGTTGGGTCGGCAGAGTTATCAGTAAAGTCAGTGTCTTCTACATCAAGAATTGCTACGTCTGTTCTTACTGCTGTAGCTCTTAAAATAACCGCTTCCATGTTTACCGATGTTGAGGTTGAGGTAAACGTAAAGTTAGATGCTGCCACATCTCCCGATGCTGCTGTCCTAGCAAACACAGACACACTACCGTTATCAGAACCCATTGATGTAGCAGTTGTATTTACAAGTACCCACCCAGAGGGAGTGTCTACAGCAACAGAAGCTCCAAACGTGCTGTAGGAACTTACTACAGCAATCATTCCATCACCCACAGCAAGACCAACAGGCTTTGTAACTACAACAGTAGTGCTTGATGTTGCTGTGTTTGATGATTTTGTAGTTACTGCTACTGCCATAAGTTTATGCTGCGTTAGTACCCAGAGCAAACAGTCCCTGTGCGTCTATGGTAAGTGATAGTGTACCGTCTGTTGGGAGTAGGTTTGTGATTGCTGTTGTGTAGATTATTGGAGATGTGCTTGCTGAACCTGTGTCTAACACTAGAGCAATACCGTCTGTATCTGTAGTAATACTGTCGTCACTTGGGTCATCAAAGTTAATTTCCATGCGGTCATTAGTTGCGTCGTAGTTTACTGCTAGACCTGCTACTGTAACTACTGGCGCTCCTGATGCTACTGTAGATGAAATGTCTGAGTAGTATGCGTCGTCTGGGTCTGGTGTATATGATTTTAAGTAATACAGTTTTACCGTACCACTTGGGATTGTTGCAAGCTGTAAAAGGCTTTCAAATGAGTCTAATAGTGCTTGTCCGTGTACCTTTGCCATATATATATGTTATCTGTTACCCCTACTACGTCTAGTAAATGTAGTTGGGATTTTTGCTTTTAATCTTCGTGGTGTGTCTCTGTCCATTTTTGATGCCATGTCCTTAATACGTGTTTCAATTACAGTTAGCTCGTTGCGTACTTGAGTCCGTGACGGGTCGTTAGAACCAATCATTAGTCGGTCTGCTGCATACATAGCTATATACTCCTCATCAATAGGAGAAACGCCTGTAGAGCCTGTCAGAGCGTCTACAGCGTACCGTGGGTGTGCCCGGGAGAACGATAAACGTACTGTTGCTGTCCCTGCTGGGTATAGTCGTAGTGTGCGTCCATCTATGTCGTAGTATTGAGGAATACTATCACCTGAATACACAGTTTCTAGGGGCTCACCTGTTGAGCGCTGGTCTTTAGGGTGAATTGTGTAGTATTTATTGTCTACACCTAGGGCTTCTACGTGTTCTAAGGCAATAAGTTCGTCTTCTAGTTCTGCAATACCACCTGTAACAGTAGCGGTGACACGGTTTAGGTCGCCTTGGTTGCGTGAGTCCCACTGCCACGTACCGCTAGAGGTGATTCGTAGGTATGAGTAGTTATCTACCGCAAAGTTTAGCGCACGGATAACCTTAGCGTTGCTTACATTGTCTAAACCAGTAAGGTCTTTGACGTAATCTATGAGTGTTTGTACTGTGTTGTTTTGCATAATATCCTTTTGGCTGGAGCGAGAGACCAAATACAGGTTAGTCTCTCACGCCAACCTTGTGGTTAGCGGCTTGGTAGGTTAGTTAACCTTAATAGCAAGTACTCGTAGCTTCATTCGTGTCCAGATAACTGCGTTGTAGAATTGCTCCATGTATAGCTCTACTCCTGCCTTAGCTGAAACGCTCTTTTCTTCGTAGTCCATTCCCTGTGTTGGAAGGTATAGGTTGATTGAACCCATGTCTCCAAATACTAAGAATCGTGATGCTGCTGCAAATTCATCTGTTGCGTCTGTGAGTGTTTCTGCCAGCTTTACAACTCCCTTTGTAGTGATTGTAATTGTATCTGCTCCTGTTGAGTGAACAGCTACGATACCTAGTCGGGATAGTCGAGCTTGGTCTTCGTTAGACGCTGCTGATGCTCCTGTGTTTGTTGCCTCAACTACTGCTGTTGCTCCGTTTGAGTTCAACCATGCTGTGTAGTTAGCTGCTGTAGCGTCTACAGATGCTGTGATGTGGATTTCACTTGCTGCTCCTGTTAGTGCTGCTACGAATGTTGCTGTAACTCCTGCAACTGAGATAGTATCTCCAGCTGTAGGCTGTGTAGCGATTCCTAGTACGACTTCTTGTGTGATGTTGTTTGACTGGAATACTTTAACTCCTGAGAAAGTAGTTCCTAGTGAAGTAACACTTGATGGGATACCTGCTCGGATAACTTCATCCATTACCATGTTACCTGTAGTCTGTAGGTACTGTCGTAGGTCGTTTGCTTCGTAAGAAGAAACTACCATGAACTTCTGGTCGTAACTGTTTTCTAGTTCGATTTCTTGTAGAGAAGTGTTGATGATTTCATCAATTACTGTACTACTTGATGTCCATGCTGCTGTTGCTCCTGGAACACCTGCGTCACCTAGTACTGCTACACCTGAAGTAGTTACTGGTAGGTTTAGGAAGAATCCGTCGATAACTTGAGAGATACCCTTTCCCATGTTCATACCTCGGTCTCCTAGTAGTCCGAAGTCTACTGATTTCCAGTCGTATGAATCTACGTGTTCTGATGCAGATGCTCGTCGGTTTACTTGTAGGCTGTCAGCGTCTGCTGAGTATGTTCCTACTGCGTAACCTGCTCCTGATACTGCTCCGTCACTTACTACTGGTGTAGAAGTGTATGGGTTGTATACAGTTCCCATTTTGTCTGTATCAGTTTTACCAACTACGTTGGCTACGTTTACTGAGTATAGGTTCTCTTGTGCTGATGCGATTGTAAATTTCTTTCGTGCGTCTTGTGTTGTGCTCATAATTTAGTTTATGAGGCCATCCTGTATCTACCCTCTGTTTGATAGTCTTTTTAATATTTTTGAAGTGAGAACTGGATTTCCGTCGGGCAGTGTGCCGTCCTTCTCAAACTTCTTTACTGCTACGTCTACTTCGTTCTGTACTGTGTTGGCTCGGTTGTTGCTCTTTGGTGTGGCTTCTACTGATGTTCGTGCTAGGTTGTTAGCTTTCAGGCGGTCTATCACAATAACGTCTGTCAGTGCGTCTACTGGGTTTATGTTATTGTCCTTAGCAAACCGTAGAACATAGTTCTGGTCGTCTGCTTCCATTACTCCACGCGTTTCTAATCGTGACAGTACTGCGTCGTTCGTTGACTCTTCTCTTTTAGGAGTGTCCTTAGCTTTCTTCTTTGACTTCTCGATTGCTCGTTCTGCCTTTAAAGCTCTGGCTTCCCAGTCTACTTCTGTAGTTTCTTCCTCTGATTCCTCCGTCGGTTCCTCAGTGGTTTCTTCTACTACTTCTGGAGTTTCAGTAGTCTCCTCTACAGTTTCTTCGTAATTATTTGTTTCCATACGCTTGGAATTAGAAAGTATGTTTTATTTCCCCTGGCTGGGAGCTTATGTTAATTATACCACAGCAAAGTGGTGCACCCTGTTATGCTTTAGCGGCAGGGTTAGGCTTGCCGCCAGTCTTTGTTGCTATGGTCTTTAGTCTGTTCCATCTGTCCTGTATCTTCATGTCTGCTAGTGCGCTACCTCGTGTAATCTCGCCTAGTTCTTTATCTGTTTTCAGCAAGATAACTTCGTGACTTAGTGCGTCTTCCTTTTGTAGGAATACTTTTTCAATAAGTGCTACATATTGCTCTTCTGCCATTAGCTGTGTGGCTAGCTTCTTCTCTGTGTCTGTAAATGTTTGCATATCCTGTTATATTTTATTGCGTATCCTGTTTTTAATTACCATCCATTTGTGCCACTGGTGCAGTAGTTTTGTTTGATGCTCTGTGAGCGTACCGTTTGTAACTGGCCCGCGTGCTTCTACTCCATACTTAGCATCTGCCCATCTAAACACCTTGCCACCAACATACCTGCGTAACATCCTGTGTGGTGCGTACATGTTGTAGTAGTAAACTTTAGCGTATTTCATATCCTGTATATATTAGTTGTTAGAGTGCCGCTATCGCTGCTTGTGCCCCTTGTTCTTGTGAGGCTTCCAGTTGCTTTGTTTCTGGTTTGCCTTGCTCACCTTGAATGGTCTCGTCTGCATATAGCTCTAGTTCTTCTTTAGTAATGTTAAGTCCTTCCATTACTTTACCTACTACTGCGTTGAAGCGTGGGTCGCCTGGGCCGAGTATCTGCAATAGACTGTAGTAACTTTCAAAGATAGTTGCTTTGTCTCGCATTTCGTCTGTTGTGTGTACTCGTACAAACTTGCCAGCGTCCTTGATGAACTCTTTAATGTCTGTGATTGTTCGCTTAGAACCTTCTCGACGCATGTCACCTTGCATTTGCTGTCGCATTAGGTCTACCATTTCTGGTGACACTTCCTTGCCCATGTGTGAAGCGTCAAAGATAGCGTCTAGTATCTGTGACTCAATGATTACTTCATCAATAAGCTGTAGCTCTTGTGGTGTAAAGGTTGCAAAGATTTCGTCTGATGATGCAGCTTTCTTTAGTGCGTCTGGCAATACCCAGTCTTCTATAATTTCTTTGTAGAAAAAGCCTAGTTCTTCTCGGTACTGTTGGAATGTAGCGTCTCCGTTTACTGACTGTAGGTACTGTGCCCTGAATGGTACGTTAGCCTTGCTCTCTGCTCCTGAGTTAGCTTGGAAGTATGATGTCAGCTCTCGTGCGTTCTCTTTCATCTCCTGTCGCATACCTTGGTACACTGGTGTTCCTGTAGGCATTTGGTTTAGCTCAGTAAGCATCTTGCCTTGCCCTACTCGTAGCACTGTTCCGTGGTCTACACCTTCATCAAAGATGTTAGCCAGAATGTCAGGGTCATCTGTTACGTATAGCTTCTTGCCTGCAATAGCAATCATTCGTATTTCCTCAGTCTTAGTAAAGTTCCACCATTTCTGTGGTTCAAACAATACCTCTGGTACTGACTCACCTAGTCCTCGCCCTGTAAGTGGGTTACGTGCTAAGTACTTTCGTAGTGGCATAGTTTCTGCTTCGGCATAGAATACTAAACCATTCTCTTCGCTTTCTCCGTTGTCGTTCTTAGCGTTCCAGTCAGCTCCACAACAGATAACCCGACAGTACTTGTATTCAAAGTCTTCATCTTCGTTGTATGTGTAGTCATCTGCATCTCTAAGTGCCTGTGCTTCTTTTAGGAACGATACACTAAAGTCACCCTCAGTAATAAACACTTCAATCAGGTGTCCGGTAGAGTCTGCATCGTCGTCACTAGCTTCTGTACCAATGTTCTGTCCTCGGTGTGTTTCTGCTCCACGGATAGCTTCTTTTGTATTCTTCCATGCTGTCATAGCCATTACCTCAGACGGTGACATGTACACTCGCTTGATAGTAGGAGCTGACATAATGTCTGCTTGGTCAGTAATAAGCTGTTCCCACTTATCTACTACAATGTTTTCTGCTTCCTTGCAGGCATGTACACCACCAAACTTAGCTCGAATAAATGATGTGCGGTTCATAAACTGACCGAAACGAATATCCTCCATGTGGTTAGCAAGAGCCTTGGTTGCAATCATTGACGAGATACGTGCCCGTCGTGAACTGTTTACTGGCGGTACTTCTATGTGCTTAGTGTCGAAGTCTGTAGACCGTGCTTCTAGTAACGTGGGTGCCTTGTGAATGTTATCAAAAGGAAAAGCACCAATAACGTCATCAAAGGCATCATCTTCTTCATACGTATCAGACCAGTATGCGTTAGTCTTCTCGATATGGTCGTACTGGTTCCAGTCTCCAAGTCCAGGGACAGGGATAGTTTTAGTTTCGTAAGTGTTCCGTTGCTCTCGGATAAACGAGTAAATATTGTTAGACATAATTCACGTTATTATACCACGTGCAATAGTGAACTGTGTATAACTAACCTCTAGCACCACCTTTCTTGCCCGATAAGTTAGCGTAGAAATTGTTTACTTTGTTAGTTCCTCCTGCTTGGTCTTTCATCTGCCATGCTATACATGCTGAAATCATAAGGTCAAAGTGTCGTGTAGCAAGTCCTACTGTGGTGTCTACAAGGTCATTGTTACTAAACGCTTTCATCTCTTTTAAAATGCGTTCGTCTAGTATCTTAATCAGTCCATTATTAAAATCACGCCTAAAGTCCATAAGCATAGTGGTGCGTGTCTTGCTGTTTGTTTCCCAACCTAGCTTCTTAGTCAGCACGTTACCTACGTTGTCTTTAATCTCTTTCTGGTACATGGACGGATAGTGCAAGTCTTTTACTGTAGT